CTACACTTCTATCTCGATCCATTCACTTCCACGAACATCACGATATTTATCGGTTGTTTGTGCGGATTTATGCCCGAGGATTTTTTGAGAGAAAGCCTCTCCCTTTTCCTTTTCGTAGAGCCTAGAAGCCAAGCTTCTTATCTCATGAAACGGAGGTGGATTGACGCCTTCCCAAGTAATGTTTGCTAAATCTCTCGCTCTGGCAAATCGCTTAGTTAGCGTTTTATCTGCAAATGCCTCGCCCTTTTCAGATGAAATTATCGTCTCACCTTTGATTGGCCGATTTTCGCAGCGCGAGATGATATCACGCAAAGACAGCGAAAGGGTATCTAGCTTAACATCAAATGGAATGACGATCCTCATCCCTGTCTTTTCTTGCTCAACAAACAATTTATCATCCTTGATATCTGTCCACTTCATTTTGCGCACATCGCCGACCCGCTGCCCTGTTATTATTGCTAGGTCCATACTATCGACAACCCAACTCGGCATGTCTCCTGCCGCCGCTCTGATGGCTAGGAAATTATCGAGTGATAACCTAGCTCGTCTCACTTCTATTTTTGGGTTTTTGGTTGCGTCTACAGGGTTAATATCAATAACTCCCTCCGATATTGCTTCCCTGAAAAAATCAGTAAGAAATGACCGCATCAATTTAGCAGAAGCGGCCTTTCCATTATTCGTGTAATCGTTAAGAAGTGTTGCGACATCTTTAGTGCTAATGCTCTCGATCGGCCTTGTGGAGAATAAATCGTCGATGACATCCAATCTGCTGTGATAGCCAAGGAGTGTTTTGCTTTTTAATCCTCTTTTGCTTAGCGTGGTTGTGTACGTTTTAACCCAATCTGATACGGTGACAACAGCAACGCTATTGATGCGATCAACAAGCCTTGCCGATGTACCTGAATCCATTAGCTGCATGTTAGCCTCGACGGCCTGATTTATTGCTGAGCGCTTATCTCGCCCAAGGCCGAATTCTTTACCCGTCCTTGGGTCTTTATAGCTGTAATAACCACCGTTGCGAACGTATAAATTCGGTGGCAAATCACGCAGTGCGGCGGATCGCCTTCTTGCTGCCATTTCTAATCCTTGATATTAAGTTGTTTGTGGGTATTGGATTGGTTCTATCTGCGGGGTTTCTATATATTGCGGTTGATTCAACTTCGTACTCTTTTCCTACTCGTTCCGGTGGAGGGTATATTTTTCCCGCTTCCACCCATCTATATATTTGCTTCATTGATCTCGGCCTGTCTCGTTGTTCATTCCATTCTTTCAGGCTAATTTTCATAACTGGCCTCTTATCTCTTTATCAATCTGACGGACGTAATAACTCAACCAGCGCTTTGCTGGGAAAGTTGTCGGCGGTAGGCCGGTGATTTTTTTTGCGTGGCGGTCGAGGATTTCGGTGAAGTGCTTATCGTGTTCTTGAATTGGGTATTTCTCTTTAACCTCTCTTATTTCAGTAAGCGCATCCTTGGCGACAGACCTGATAGCATTCTCTATTGTGGCTTCCATTTCGGCATTGCCTCATCAATCGGAACCAGTCGCCGCTCCGCCAAGACATCCACGCACTCATCAAAGTCAGATGTGTACGCATCGAGTAGCTGCTCGCGGTCCTGATACTTCCGCATCCCATCCCACCAGAGTTTTTGCCCGGTTCCGCGAACCACGCCAAGCCGCTTAGCCCAATGCGGCGCTCCGATGAAATCACTGACGGAGCCAGACAACATCATCCATTGCATCATTGGTAAACTCCCTTCATAGCATCACCTATCACATAGATAATCATGCACATAGAGAAGAGGGTGAGGATTATCGCTACCAATATTTCCGTTGATAATTTGAGTCGTTTCATGCTGCTTTACTCTCGGTTAATATTTCCTGCCCGATCGCCTTCAGCTCATCGCGTTTAACTGTTGTGAACATGCAGCGAGGTTTGATGAATGGCCGCCAGATGAATAACAGCGAACCTTTGTTGTTACCGTTGATTGGCTTGCCAGTGTCAGAACGCAGAAACGATATACGGCCATCAGTAATGAATCGCACCTCATCGACTGATTGCAGTGCTTGGCTAAACCAACCGACAGATGAGTCAGCGGGGACAAGCATCACCACGGTTTGGAGTTGCTGCTTACATTGCTCAGCGGCCTTGGTTACCCATGGTGAAATATCGGAGTAGGGTGGATTGCACCAGATGGCCCCGTAACTTTCCCATGCACTAATAAGTGCATCGCCTTGCTCTGTTAGATATCTGGCGCACAGAGCGCTCTTATGGCTGGCTGCCGCATCTAGGTAAAAGCCAAACTCAATATCCAGAGCGGTGAATATGTCGGTAGGTGTCATCCATAAATCTTTCAGGTTGTCCGGTGTGTGGCTGCCGCCAAAATCACTCATGCCGCCTCCTTTACTGCTTTAAGATGCGGAGCGTTAGCCTGGTAAACCGCTTCAGCGAAACCTCGGGGCGTGGCGCTTCGAATGTTCTTCACTCGATCTGACTTTCCACCCAATTTAAGGTGCTGAGTTGAATAACCCTCAGGAACAGGAACTGGCAACTTATCTGGCATAACAAACCCTCCACCGGTCCATAGGCATGTTTTCTTGGGATAGGCATCACGCGGGGCAATGTAATCGGGATAGGTTGGATGAACGTCATCAACTGGTAGATAACCACCGTAGTCGCTCGGATTAAAGATGAAATCTGGCTTCCCGAATATCCCACTGAAAACACTTACTGGATTTTCGAAGAACCATGGTGCGCCGGTAATTTCACCAACCATCCTGCATTGCTCGGCAATAAGTGCGGCCTTAGCCTGAAAATGAGTATCCGCATTGCGTTTCTTTTCGAAGTGAGCAGCACCACTTACAGCTACGTCCGTACATGGTGGAAATCCTGCAACAAACACGATTTTTTCATTCCGGATAACATCACCCAGAGCGGCAGCAGCCGTCAGGACTGTGTCTGGCCACTTTCGTATTCCCGCCTGGTTACTTTTCTCTATGTGTTGAGGGTCAATTAAAATTGCATCATAGCCAGCCGCCACCCATGGCCCTGCCATTATCCCTGTTAGGTCGCACAGGCAAATAATCGTTCCTCTACTCATGCCGCCATCCCCTTGCGCCGCTCATCGATTTCAAAATCATCACGGCACCCAGAATCACAGAACAGACCGCGAGCAATCGGCTGGCGACATTCTGAGAAGTGGCAGCGGCCCGTAAACGTCATTGTCGGCTTGCGGTTCGCGATACCAATATCAATGTTTAGTTGCTCAAGTTTTTGAGCTTGGTCGATTTCGTCGCACATTACGCCACCTCATTTGTTTGTTGGTTCAGCAATCCAAACTTGACGATTTCCAGCACGCCAAGCACCTCACTGAGACCTATTTCACCGTCATACTCGCGAATAAGGTCATTGATTCGGCCCGTTAATTCAGCGGGCAGCGGGAATTTGCGCTCAACGGGGAGCATTGAAATAGCCATGGGGATACTCCAGATAGTGAAATCCGTTTCTGTCGTTCCGTGGTGGGGTTAAAGCGAGTTAGCGATACACTTCGCTGCACATGAGAACAGCGCTAGGCCTGCGCTCTTTAATCAGCGTTGAAATGGTCAAACATTCGGATTGAGTAGGGTAGATATCTTCTGTGGCTGGTATGGCGTTGCAACTATCGTTAAAGCATGAAGTAATGAGAAGAACAAAGCCGATTAGCATTAGTCCTCCGCTGGCTTGGCTTCTGTGAATAACAGGGTGCCGTCTTGAAAGTTATCCCAATCAGCCTGGTCATGTAGGCAAACCACTCGGGCCGTTCGTGTGCCGTCAGAATCATAATCACCCAGCACTATCTGACCTATCGGCGGCAACGCTTTCAACTCTGCAAGTTGCTCACGCAGTGAACGCAGTTCAATGAGAAGCATAAGTAACTCGGTGTTGTCGGCATCACCATCTGCGAATGCTTCGAGTACCTCAATCTGGTCTGCAAGACCACCGTCAGGCTGGCGGGTAAATTCCAATTCTTCACTCAGCATCTGCATTCCCCTCTACTAACGTGAATGTTTTGCAGCCACAATTAGGGCAGCAATTATCCGTCCAACCGCTTTTATTCCGCTTTCCTACCAGCTCATCTTTAGCGTGAGTCTTCCGACAGCGGCGACATTTTAATTTCTGCATCACTCATCATCCCAGTTATCAATAGGGCAATGGCGTCCTGTAGCCATTGGCTCGTTGTCTCTCAGTTGCGGGCAGTCTTTGTGGTGACACTCGCCATCACGGGCAGCGGCGCAACGTTCGAGCGGCTTCTCAAACTGAGGTCGCATTACCACACCGGCTAGGTGATATGTTTCAGTAGTTCGATACATTTCAACGATGCGTAATAATGAATTGAAATTCATAAACGGTACAATTTGATGGCCCTTGCAGTTCAAGGGGTCAAACGACATACGGATGCTGCCCGTAACAAACTGAACTCTATCTGCTAGTTCATCGAATGATATTGGTTTGGGCTTAGCGTTTGCCGCTGATAACTCGGCTTCTGCTTTCTCGGCGCGGCGCGAAATATTCAGACTTGCTGTAATTAAGAGGTCTTTTTGTGCGAATAACTCCTGTTTTGCCTGCTCGTTCTGCTGAAAAGCCAGCCGGAATTCATCACGCTCTTTCTGTGCCGCTTCCAGTTGGGCTAGCAGCCCAGTAATTTGCTCCTGGGCCAACAATAAATTACGCCCAGTTTCTTGAAATGCTTCTACTGCTGCTTGGTGCTCTTGATGCCAGTACATAGCCGTCAGTGCTAGCCGTTCTTTCTCACCAATTAGCGGAGCGGAACCACGGGAGATTTCTTTGATTCGTGACTGACCGATAAATTCTTCGATGTTATTCATCAGCTGTTACCCCTCAGGCTGGCGGCGAATAAGGCTATCTCTTCTGGTGTAACATCAATACCAAAGCCGTTATTAGCTTTGAGAGACCATTCGGATAACTCTTCAACACCCAGCGCCTTTATCTCGTTAAGCGCCTGAGTGGTGGCTGGTTTATCGCTATGGGATAACTCCGGCAGAACTTCATCCCATGTGGCAACGTCACTGTTACGGTGCCAGCCTGTAACGCCATCGCTTTCGCGGACTAAATCTTTAACTGCTGCGATGATGAAATCCTGAATGCAATTTTCAGCCTTCAGCGCCGCACTCTCACTAACCAACTGTTGAACCTTGGCAATAGTGTCACCTGCTACCGCGCCGGTAATACCCAATGCCTCAGCAATCAGTGAGCAAGTATTGAGTGCAGAATCGCGCTCAGCTTTTAACGTTTCATAATCAGTATTTTCAGACATAACTGTTTCCTCAGCAGATTGACTGCCGGTAATGGGGTGGGGGATTAGGCTGGGTAATTAAGCGCGGAGGCTTTGAATCATTGCTGAAACATATTTTGCTTGATGGATTGCGTCATCCAACGCGTTGTGATGAATTCCTTCGCGAGTGAATTCTTTAACGTTCAGTGGTGATAAATCAACAACCGTTCTTACGTCGCGGACATTCCAAAATTTCCACGGTACGGCAACGTTAACTGACGCAAACCAGCTTTCAAGAATTGTGATATCGAAGATCGAGCCATTCCCCCAAACCAAGTCATTTTTATCAATTCCGCTCGCCAAGGTATTTGCTACAACCACCGGATCTTCCGTACCACTAAATGCGGCTTCTTTTGCCTCTGGCGATTGCTGCTCCCACCAATCCAGGGTTGATTGAGAAGCATGACCATACTTTTGCGCTTGCTGACCCATACTTGCGTAAAACTTATCGCCAATCTCACCAGTATTTCGGTCAAATCGAACAGCGCCGATAGATAAGACCGCGCAGCCGTACGTGGTGCCTAATGTCTCGATGTCGATCATGATGTCTTTCACGATATTTCCCTTATTTTATTAATTAGGCTGCCGAAAGCAGTCGCAGGCATTCTTGACGCCGCGCTATCAATTCTTCATTAGTTGAGCAGAGCGGCGTGGGGGTGGCTGGCATGAACTCTGGCTTGAGCCGGTATATAATCCCTTTAGCTGAAATCTCTTTGGCCTCCCAGCGCTCTTCCGTGAGCAGGTGGCGCATGTTAAGCACATACGTCAGGGGAACATGTACCGATACCGTTTCGAATCCCTCACCCAATCCCTTGTAGAATGAGTCCTTATAATTCAACGTACACCCGCCAGTAGCGCCACCAGACAAACGACCACGCCCCACGCTGCCAATTGACCGGTGGAATGAGGTTATATATGCATCTGGATAGGCGCGGAGGCAGGCCAGTATTTGTTCTGGCTGCATGGTGATTACCTGCTGGGGTTATCGGTCAGAAGGGGATGTCATCATCGAAGTCCATCGGCGGGGCGCTGCTTTGGTGTGCCGCCTGCTGTTGCCCCTGTGCATGTTGCTGACCCCATTGCTGCTGATTTTGCGGCGTTGAACTCTTCCCTGATTCTTGCTGCTGCGATTTTCCCTGCTTATTGCCAGCTTCGATAAATCCCAATCTGGCATTGTTTAGTTCAAGGGTGATGGACTGTCCATTTTGCCCATCGTAAACATCGACCTTGATGCTTTCCCCGAACACCTCAACGATAGCGCCCTCCGTTAGCGCTTCCCTGTAAAACTCCGCTTGCTTGCCTTCCTTGGCAAAAATCACAGCCTGATAGTTGGTGAATTCGTTTTTCTGCGACTTCCTATCGTAGTAGCGAACCCCGCCGCGTATTCCAAATCCTATGGAATCACCAGCGGCAAACTCCCTTGCTGGTTTCTGTAGCTTGATAGTTATTGTGTGTCCCATTACGCCGCCTTGTTTAAGTCTGATAGTTGGTCTTGGTATGCTTTATTGGCCTTGTCAGCTAATTCAGGGTGTTGTGTTAGTCGCTTGCACAGGCCGTCATAAGCATCTTTTAAAGCTATTTGATCGGCGCACGAGACAGCCCAACCAGTAAAGTCGGCAAGGTACTGTTCTGGCGTTCTTTGCTGCGTCGTGTGAGTGTTGTTTTGTTGCTTGGTTTCTTGTTTTTGCGGCAATGCCCAATCTGGTAAAGTAGGTGGACGCCAATAAATAACTTTTTGTTCTTTTGTTTTTGCCCGATTCCATCCGAATTGTTTTTCAATGTTAACTTCGGCAAATCCTTCCTCAAGTGAGTACAGATAGCGCCCAATACCCCACTGTACAGCTGCACGCTTCATTGCCCCTGACATGCCACCTTTTACAGCCTCAACCTGCGTATTTTCTGCTGCGTCCCACTTGGTGATCCACTCTTCGCCAACTTTGATTGATATGCCGCACATGACGCCACTGTCCGGCGCTGGTTGAAATTCATTGCGCCAGAATTCTTTCCCGCACACATCATCAAGACGTTTCATAATTGCTCGGTTGGTAACATAAGCCAGCACCATGGCCCATGGTTTACCATCCTTGGTTATCCCGCATGACTGCACTCGCCACTCAATATCAGCGGCTGGGAACGGCTCATCTAATTTATTCAAATCCACGTTGTGCCTCCTGAATTCTTTGCTGCTGCTGACTTGTGCGATGATCTGCATTGGCTTCTATCTGTGCCATTTCATCCGTGAATCGCGGATCAGCTATCAGTCGTGTCCACGCGACTGATTCGAGTGCTGCGTAAAAACGCTCTTCCTGTGTCATGCCGCATACTCCATGTCTTGTGAATCATCCCAGCCCAGCCAGATAATTCGGCACCACAAATAGGCGTCATGAATGCCTTTCGCAGTATCAGGGAATGACTTTGTGTAACGCTTTTTGAATCCGTTGTGCACCTGAGAAGCGGTAACCGTGCCGTCACCATTTGGTTTTATTCTCATGGCTCATCTCGCTGATTAAGTATTTCTATAAGCCGCTTAGCTGCGTTCTTAGCGTTGCGGAATATACGGTCGAGCAAAGTCTCAGAGCAGCCCACGCAAGGCCACCCTGCTATACAAAAGGTATGCATGGGATACTCCGGTTTAATTAGTAGTGAATATTTGTGTGAGGAATTTGGTTATTGATAAGCGCTTTCAGGGTGGCGATAGCCTGCTCGCCTTAATCATTGCGTCTGCCATCTGGTAGGCTTCTTCTGCTAAGTCATCGTTTCTGTACAATCTTTCAGGGTTCGCGCTTACACCCTGCATGTACTTGGCTGCAAAATAATCCCTGAGCGTCATTCCGGGGTCGCAATTCCCGCCAATGTCATTAAACGGAAATGCTAATCCGCCTGTTTTAATTGCCTCTGTCATACATCACCTCATCTAGTGGTCTTATTGCTGCCACCGGTTAAGTGGCAGGGGTAAGGTCACTAGGGGTTAGCGAGTTGTTAAGGCAGCAATTTCATCTGACGAAAATCCCTTTTCGCGCATCTTCTCGATAATCTGGTCGAGTGCCTCATTCTTTTTTCTAATCACTTTATCTGCATCGCTTTCTGGTACGATTTCCCAAGGAACTAGCCAGCGAGTGCCAACCTTTACCGCTGTTGCTTTGATGGTGTCGGCGTCACTTCCCTGAACTGACTTCTTTTTACCAAGTCGAGTGGCTGTTACTGGGCTGTCACACACATAAAGGATCACCGGTCGCCCACGCCCCTCTGTTAAATCGCTATTGGTAACCGTTAGCCAAACATCCTTCGTTTCTTTGATTTCCACCATCATTCATTCCTCATTTACCCGCCAATAAAAAAGGCCGCGTTATGCGACCTCTATAATTTGTGCTGGGATATTTACCCACGCCCAGCCGTGGTTTCCCTGCTTTCCACAGTCAAAGGAAATTGATATGTTGGTTATTCCACAGTTAATAAAAGGATATTCTTGATGTCGGATAAAACGACAGACTTCATTGTTAGTGATTTGGATAAGCGAATTGATGACCTTAAGGCTGAAAATTTAGTACTTAAAAACATACTGATTAACGTCATAAATCAGCTTCAGCCGAATCAAAAAGCAGACATAAAGCTAAAAACAATCGAACGAAACATGGCAATGAATACTCTTGGTAATTCATCTGTCGCTAGCAACGCTCAGAAGCGACAAGAAGTGATTGACGCAATCCTGTCTCAAGTGTTCTAAATCTTTCGTCAATAACATCCCTTATCACTCCTAAAAGCCTTGCTTCCTCTTCTGGTGGCAAGCTTTTAAGGATCAAGCTTTCCTTGCTTTCCTTTACAACTAAATCATCAATATTCATACCTACCTCGCTGTTAATGATTCTGACTTACGGAAGCCTGCTGAAAACTTAGCTACTTCAGGCAAACACAATCCGCCCTCAATTACCGGTTTGCGCTTGAACTCATATTCGAAGAGATACGAAGCGCGAATAATCTGCATCTTGTACGCTTTAACTCGACCAAACGCTGCTCTGGCAATCATCCGTAGCGGGGCAGGTGAGTAGCCAGCGCGTCTAACCAACGATACTGACTGAGCGTTAACCTGATACTTGCGACCAACTGACATAGGGTTAGCGCTGGCATATGCCTGTTGCTTTGCTTTACGCTGTGCATCACGACGGCTGCGGCAATTTTCTTTGATAGTGTGCGGCTTAATCATGTTGTTCTCCTGAGGTAGCTTTGGTGATGTGGTGGCCGGTGCTGCTTTCTTTCCGGCATTCTGGATGGCACTAAACCAGACCTTGTACGGCATACGCCGCGCATACCATCTATCACTGCGCCGGGCGACTTACGTTGCGATCATGGTGCGCATCAGCCTGCGCATTCACCACATCCCAAACCTATCTCGTTTGGTTATTTGCACTTTTCAGCGCTCGATTGAGTTTTAACTTCCTGTCTTACTTTTGGCGTCCTGCCGTGTTGATGGAATGAGTTTACTAAACACTAAACTAAATCGTCAAGTAAATGATAAACAAATAGTGAATGCTTTACTTTATTTACATGATTGTTAAGTGAATTTAATTTGAAAATAATTCAGACGTGACCATTCCCACCGGCTAACAGGCGAGAAAAGTGTGATGTAAGTAGTGTTTAAAGCGGGTAGGGTGGTGAGATTGTCAGATTACAGGCACAAAAAACCCGGCAGCGGGGCCGGGTTATTTTTTACTTTCGGTAGGCTCTTTAATATCAGGCGCAAGATGTGGTGGTTGCTGCTGTGGAGAGGGTATAGTGATCTCCGCTCTCTGATCTAAATCAATGTATCGTTGTATTGGTGGGTAAGCCAAAAGTATAGCTAGGAGGGCTAGAACCGCACCAATCATCCATTGCACAGTGGCTGAAGTTGTTTTCAGTCCGTCTATGTGCCCTTTCAATCCGCTTATCTCGCCATTTACGCCAGATATTTGAGACTTTATATCACTGAGGGCAATGTTCATTACAGAAAACTGTTGAGCCTGAAAAGTTCTAAATTCAGCCATTTCACGGCGCATTTCCGCAGCAACAGTATCCACCTCGGCCTTATTTTGCCCAAGTTTTGCATCGATTTCTTCTCTGCTGATACTGTTCATTATTGCCTCTTGGCTGCTATGTACTATTTCTGTTTTATTCTCTCTGTTTGGGTTAAATGATGAACTCAATTTTGAACTGTCATTTGACCTTATACTCTTAGCTAGCCTAGCAGAAGTAGTGGCCACTTGGCTAGCGCCCCATATATTCTTATACTGCTCGTCCTCATAATAAGCGCTAGCTGACTTACTCGTCTGCATTTTCTTCTTCTTCTTTTTTCTTTGCAGTCTCGTGTTGCTCGTAGATGAAGTCTGCTAACTTTAAAGCCATCTCTTCATCCATTTTCACTGTGGCAAAGACGTATTTCCTTATGTATACCTCTTCATCGCTTCCTTCAATCCATTCAGGGATCATTTTAAAAAAGTTAATAGACGATGTTCTATTACTCACAGGCCCAAATGTAGAATACCCAAATGATTCTGAGTAATCAGATGTGTAGTTTTCAGACTTCTCTATAAAAATTTTACCGTCTTCTGATTCCATGAAATTTATCCTTATTTAATTAGTATCACCCACCCCTCTATGGGCTAGCAGTGGGTTAGGGTATTAGACCAACCGCAACTTTGTTTCGACAGCTACGCCAATGATTTTGCAATTCCCATTGATTGGCACAAGAGGCCATGCTGGATTAAGGCCTCGTAAATACTTGGACCCACCATCAATGATTAGTTTTTTAAAGGTGGCCTCATTCGCGGATTCCAATTTTGCAATCACCAAACTACCGTTTCTTGCTTCCCTTCCAGTATCGAAAAGAACGAGGGTATCTTCCGGGATGCTGATCCCAGTAGGAGCCGTCATCGAATCACCCTCAACACGCAACCAAAATCCATTACCTTCAATTCGGGCGTCAGACTCAAACCACTCATCAATATCCTTCAGCGTGTAAGGTTCAATGGCCTCACACCACGCGCCAGCGCTAACCCAACTGATTAACGGATATTTATTTCCTTTCACATGAGGGCCAATAAACGTGACATTACTCTTTTCTTGTGCGACAGCCGAATCGAGGTGACCCACAGGCATCCCATAGGTACTTTCTAGCCGCCGCGCCGCTTTCTCGCCAAACGATGTAGATTTGCCAGTAATCAACTGAGATAAATAACTCTTCTCTTTCTCTGGGAGAGATTTATCAGCAAACCATTCTTTTAGGCGCAAGCGCCTGATGTCTTTTATGTCCATATTGTCATTTTGATTAGTAATTCATAAACAAGCAAACACTTGACGTTTAGTTTAGTGTTTAATAAACTCATGTTTTATTCGTGAGGTGAAAAATGGAACTTAAAGAATATATCGACCGACTCGAACGTGGTGGAGCCAAGAAGCTAGCAAGTGAGATTAATGTATCTAGTTCATACCTCTCACAGATGTCCTCAGGCCAGTCACCTATATCTCCCGCTCGCTGTGTGGAGATTGAGGTTGCAACTGGTGGGGTGGTGAGCCGTCAAGACCTGCGCCCAAACGACTGGCAAAAAATCTGGCCAGAGCTAGTTACTGCTGCTTAATCACCACCCGCATTAAACACTTCAATCGAGCGCTGAAAAGTGCACCAACAAAAAACTAATCACAATTGGCATTAGCTACGGCTTTGTCACGTAACAACATCTAACAAGGGAAGAGTACGCAATGGAACGTGCAAGTAACAGCAAGAGAATTATGGAAGTTGAATCTGAGCTACGAAGCCGAATGGCTATCAAGGGCCAGAGCAAGTTTGCGCGGGAGGCTGGCTGGGCCGAATCAAAGGTAAGCCGGTTAAACGTACATGACATGGCAGTGACGTTTGTTCTTCTGGAGAAGATATGGGAGACGAGCGTGATAAGGGAAATCGCAAGGCAGGCTGTGATTGCGGTGACCGGAAAGCAAAAAGCCCCGATGGCAGTCGAGGCTTCAGAACAACAGATAACTATGTCTTTCTAGAGGTAATTATACATGCGAAAGAAAACTAACGCAAAGCAGCGAGAGGTTACTCAGCAGCGATCCGCCAAGCCAGACGAATTAGTCATGGTCTGCGTGGACAACCCTTTATTCGGTCACAAGTTCACTGAGATTTTCCGTGGGCTTAAAGCTACTCGAGGTAAGGCCAATGAGTAACGCTATCGATTATAACAACAATGTCTCACCTATCAGGCCTCATCTGGAGGTCGTGGAGTGTCGCGTGGCCGATCTTGATGATGGGTATACCCGACTGGCAACAATGATTCTGGAAGAGCTTGCAGGCGCAGATTTTACCAAACGCCAATTCAAGGTGTTGCTTGCGGTTATCCGGCTTACCTACGGATGGAATAAGCCACGCGATAGAATTGCTAACTCCCAAATATCTGGGATAGCAAAATTGCCGGTGAAACGGGTTAGTGAAACCAGAGTACAACTCATAAAAATGAACGTGTTAACTGCTGTCGGTCAGATGATTGGCATCAATAAAAACGTATCAGAATGGGTGCTCCCTCAAATTGAGGTTAAATCCCTCAAAATAGGGGATGAAAAATCCCTCAATTTAGGGGATAGCAATCCCTCAAAACAGGGGGACACCATAGACATTATTCCAAAGACAGTAAAAACAACTACCCAAACCCACGATGCGGTTTTGGATGAAGTTGATAAATCGAAAAAGAAAAACCCTCGTCAGGCAGGTACAAAACCAAGAGCTAAAAAAACCAACCCCCGAGCAAAAATGCCCGAGTTCGATAGGGACCGATTCAAGAATACTTGGAACTGCAAAGCCGAAAATCACGGACTCCCAAAAATACTCAGTATCACGACCACTACCGAAAATGGGTTGAAGCGCCTGTGGGCATCCCACCTGAAGCAATGTGATGAAACTGGTAGGACGCCACGCGACGTCGACACCCTGATCAACGGTTATATCGAGTTTGGCTACCAGCCTACTGAGTGGGCCAAGGGCAGCAATCCGAGCGGGAAAAAGTACGGGATCGAAACCGCACTGCGGCAAGAGAAGATTGACGAAATATTAGGGAGAGACGACTGATGGACAGTTACGACTTTGAAGAGCAGTTGATTGGGTCGATGATTATCAAAGGCGATCACATCGACTGCCATGAAATCACCGGCAAACTTCCTGCTGACGCTTTTGAGAATTTCCACCTACGCAGCATGTACAAAGTGATCGTTGCCCTACTCAGCAAGTGTGAGCCAATCGACCCGTTTACCATTCAGGACGCGGTTCCTGACTCAACCAAGGGAATGGTTCTTACAGTTTCCTCGAGGTGCAAGTCTGCGGCAAACATCAAGGCATGGGCCAAGCGCGTTCGTCAGTGTTGGATGCTACGCAAGGGTGAGTCTGAATTCATCAGGGCAGCGGAGATCCTGCGCAGTGCTGGCTCTCACAATATCAACGAGTGCATAGCGGAAGTGTCAGGGATTGTATCTCGCTTGCAGTTTGAGACTAACGACAAGGTGCCTCGCCGAGTGGGTGACATGCTTGACGATTACATGCAGGTGCTAGAAAAGCGAATGCAAGGTTCTGAGTCTGGACTCTATCTGAAAACTGGCATTGAACCGATGGACGATGAATATGGCGGTTTTGACCGCACTGACTTAATCATCATAGCTGGGCGACCGGGTATGGGTAAGACTGAGCTGGCAATTAATATCGCTAACTCAATCGGCCGGCAGAAGGGGAAAGGGCTGTTGGTTTCAATGGAAATGTCAGAAATGCAGGTTGTTGAGCGCCACGTTGCTGATCGTGCTGGGTTGTCAGTTGGCGTGTTACGTAACCCGATCAACATGATTCAGGAGCAATACACCAGACTAACTGCCGCAACCGGCACGTTGATAGACGAGAACAACTACGTTATCGATGGAGCATTCACGGTCGATGAAGCTATCTCCCACGCCGAACGCATGAACATGGACGGCGGCCTTAGCTTTCTGGCTATCGACTATCTCGGGCTGATAAATAAACCCAAAGCAGAGCGAAATGATATCGCCATTGGTGAGATCACCCGCAAGCTCAAGCAGTTCTGCCTCCGCAATAAAGTTCCTGTGATTCTTCTCTCACAGCTAAACCGAGGCGTTGAAACCCGAGTTGATAAGCGGCCCACACTGGCTGACTTGAAAGACTCAGGGTCAATTGAGCAAGACGCTGACGTGATTATCTTCCCATACCGCGATGAGGTTTATAACGAGCACAGCAACATGCGTGGCATTGCTGAAATCATTGTTGGGAAATACCGGTCAGGCCAGCCAAAAACCTTTTACATGGGCTGGAAGAACGGCCACTTCGTTTGCATAGATCAGGAAGAGGCGGCAATGCGGTTTGCTGCTAATGAAAATGAGCCTAAACAGGCCGCCAACTGGCGCTAATTCGAGGAAATCATGATGGACATAACTAAATCGCGGGAAGAGTTTGAAGCTTGGTTTAAATCGGAATTTATCGTTCCCGCCAGTAGCCTCACACTTTCACCTGAAACATTTAAAGATGTAGTTCAAAAGGCATATCAATCTGGGCGTGAAAGCATTGAGGTGGAGTTTCCAGAGCGGGCCAAGTTAGAGCGTTCAGGAAAAAATAAAGGGCGATACGTTTGTTGGCCTTGCTCTTTTGACCCTGAATACGCATTGGGAATAAACCACACAATAGACTGGTTTACCGAAGCCATCCGCACTGCCGGTATTCGAATCAAGGGAGAGAGTGAATGACATGCATTCGAATTTCAAACGGAATAATTACCATCACGCCTTTCTACCGCTTGCGCCTTGATGATGGGACTTGTGTCTTCATGGCTTGGCACTCGTATTGTGGCCCGACATTTTTCCGCGACAAAAATGAGCGCCGGATGATTGAAGACTGGTACGAGAATTCACTTATTTGCAAAGCACTGGACTGGTTTATCGGTCGAGGAGAAAGGGCATGAAAGAATCAATCGAATCACTAATCACTTCTCTGAAAGAAGCAGCACAAGAAGAAATAATGCTCCGTGAGAGCGGCGACACATCGGACAAATGGCAAGACGAGGCAACTCCGGAAAATTTGCTGTTGCTGATAGCGGAATTTGAGAGGGGGAGGGAGTGATGAGAAAGCTTAAAGAGGAAATCATCGAGCGATTGAAAGCAGTGCAAGATAGTGGCGACCCAGAAAGCGCACACAGTAAAGCTGATGACGCTCTATGCGACCTGCTAATTAATCTCGGTTACTCAGATGTCGTTGCTGAGTTCAACAAAGTTGAAAAATGGTATGCGTGAGGTAAATCCATGAAAGAATTAGATAGTTTCACTGTAGAGAGACTTGAAGAAATAACTGAGCTGAAAGCATTATCATTCCCACCATCACATGCTGAAAGTGCAGCCCTAGCCCGAATCGCGTTAGCTGCAAAGAGGGCTGAGCCTGTTGCATGGGTAGTTGGTGATGAGGAAATCGCTGATTTTAAAAATGGTCGTGAAGTTTGCGTCATGCGCGATTGTGATGATGAGAAACTAGATTATCTGCCACTCTACACAACCCCACAATTGAACTCTCCGCAAGGCTGGATTAATTGCAGTGACCATAGACCAGCACGGGGAGCTGATGTTCAAGTTTATTGTTCAGACACTCGCGAACAGTTTGTTGCTTTCCATATTGGAAACGGCGAATTTCAGTATGCGCAAAACGAAGATACTTCGATAGCCTGTCGCCCATCTCACTGGATGCCACTGCCAGCCGCGCCGGAGAAGCCACTATGACTACCATAGCCGATCTTGATATCAATCGGACGAACAGTGAAGATCCACGTATCGAAATCTGCCTGACATTCTCAATGGGCAAATCAATTACCGCATCAATGACGCCTGAGCAGTTCGCAATGGCTTTGACCGGGCGAAGCAAGACACCGGTAACAGTTCGAACCAGAAACGTTGAAATTATACCTACCCCAAAAAAGGCGATAGGAAATGGATAAAAAGGTCTTCGTATTATGCGGTGATCAATACAAGCGAAATGCCCTCCAGTTTATAAATCAACTCCCTGTTAATCCTGATAAGCCACTCCTGATAACCATCCAAGAGCGAACCCGCACATTAGACCAGAATGCGCGTCTATGGGCCACGCTTGGCGATATAGCTACTCAGGTTGTTTGGCATGGTCAGAAGCTTAGCAGTGAGGACTGGAAGCACATATTCACCGCATCGCTGAAAGGGCAGAGGTCAGCGCCTGGTCTGGAGGGTGGCTTTGTGGTGCTGGGCCAATCAACCAGCCGCATGACCGTTGGAGAGCTGCGCGACCTGATAGAGCTGATCAATTCTTTCGGCGCTACGCATGGCGTTAAGTTCAGTGATGAATCACGGCTTGCAATTGAGTGGGCCAACCGGTTCGGTGACAAGGGGAAGGTGGCAGCATGAAGCTATCGAAAAAACAGCGAGCAGAACTGCGGGGAATGTTCGGCGGCAAGTGCGCTTACTGTGGGTGTGAACTCACTGATAAATGGCATGCCGACCATGCGCAGCCGGTTATACGAACCGGCGGGGTGATGATTTATCAAGACAGAGACAATATTGAAAACCTGGTTCCGTCATGTCACCCCTGCAATTTACACAAACATTGCAACAGTTTGGAAGATTATCGAAGAATTATTGATGACGGCCGCAGAGAGTTTTTGCGCTCAGGGAAGGGTAAGGCACTTGTCAGAATGGGGCTTGTTGATATGAAGCCTGACCCGGTTATTTTCTGGTTTGAAAAATGGCGAGAGGAAAGTTCACGCGATGAAAGACTATTCAGCAATGAGTGATTTTGAAATTAATCTTGCCGTTGCTCACATTGAGCTATGTGTTGGCGGCTATGACTATAATGCGGAAAAAAAAGAGGTGTATAGAGCCGGAATTGATGGCGGTGACTTCCTGCCTAACGCATATTTTGACCCATGCAACAACCCCGCCGACGCATGGGCGATTATTTTTAGAGAGCGCATAACTCTGACGCCAAAAGTGACCGGGTATGAATGGGATACTATTTCACCAGTAATTCTAAATGATGATATTGAGCATTTGCATACTGATAAGAATCCCCTCCGCTCCGCAATGATTGTATTCCTGATGATGAAAGACAGGGAGAGCAGCCATGCCTAGACCTCGGAGTAAATATTTTCACAAACACAAATACCCAAAGAAAAGCCAATCATCCACACTGCCTCAGCAAGCACCATTCGACAGAAACCTAATCCGCTACACCGGCTTGTTCTTCTTCCTGCTGATAGCGGTGACCATTTATCTGACGCCTGGAGGTTAGCCATGCCTGAACTCCCCCAATCAATATGTATCTTCTGCTTCCTGATGCTTAACAAGGGTGAAACCTACGCTCATCAGAAATGCATTGATAAAGCAGCGAAGGAGGAAGCTGATGATAACCGGCAAGCCGAAGAATAAGCCGCCCAAGCTAAAGAAGTGCAAAGTCTGCCCCACCAAGTTCACCCCTCGAAACTCCCTCCAATTAGTCTGCTGCGGTCACTGTGCTTACCTTTACCAAAAGCGGCAATCTGAAAAGAAAGCGGCTGATAAAGCATTGGAAGAAAGAAAGGCATGGCGAGAGCGCAAGGCTAAGCTGAAGCCACTTAAGCATTGGGAGGATATGACTCAGCGAGCAATAAACGACTACATCACCAAGGGCCGAGATGTTGACGAACCGTGTATTAGCTGCGGCACATATCAAGCGTATGAGTGGCATGCAGGGCATTTCAGAACGATAGCCAAGGCATCACAGATTCGTTACGACGAGGACAATATAAATAAACAATGCAGTGCATGTAATACCCATCAATCAGGAAATATCACGCCGTACCGCATCAATCTTGTAAAGAAAATCGGCACTCAGCGCGTTGAGGCGCTCGAAAACAACAACACCCCTCACCGATACACCCGCGAAGAACTCGACAGCATCAGAGCGCTGTACAGAGCGAAATTACGTGAGCTTAAAAAACTTCAGGAGGCAGCGTGAACGCAGATATCAAAACCATTCCAGAGTTACTTATCGCTTCTTATGGAAACCAATCAACTGTTGCGGCCCAGCTAAATACTCAGCGATCGACGGTAAAAAAGTACGCCAATGACGTGAAGGGTGAACGGCACGCAATTGTTAATGGTCGGCTGATGGTTGGGACAACTGGCAGGAAGAGGTTGCTATGAATGTCACTCAGTTAAAACTCACCAAAGAGCAGCATGATTGGGTTAATGGCTGGCTTGAACTGTGGGGTGCATGGGTTTACTCAGGGAGATTAGAGAAGCGCATGAGCAGCGTTATAGCTCAGTACATGGCGACAGTAGAACCGCAGGGAAGCCCGTCAAGGCCGATGTGCAATGACGATGACGGAATGTTGATTTCTCAGGTCGTAGATTCCGTTATGCGCATTGACACAAAGGCCTTCGGGATATTGATGAGCTACTACGTGAACAATTCAACTGAATACGCAATATCAGTCTACAGCTACAAGAGTGCAAATCCCCGCAAGATAACCACGCGTGGAGGCAATCGATTTAAGCGCCCGTCGCTATCAACCTGCCGCAGAGAAGTTAAAGAAATACTGGAGGCTAGTGTATTTATGATTTACCAACCGCTTCTATCTGCGATGAACAGTCGCAAACGTGTAGGTAAAATTCAGAAAGTTGCTTAGAAAGTGTTGACACGTTTGAACAAATGAGCAATGATAAATAGGTAAGGTGCCGTATCTGACTTAAACGAGCGCCAACCCAATTTAAAGCCCTGACTCTAACCGGTCGGGGCTTTTTGCATTTTAGGGATTTGCGATTGCTTTCCCTTCCAAATTTAGCCCGCCGCCAGCGCCAATCACCCTCAAACAAACTCCGTGTCTGAATGGATCACGGCGGCAGGCTATTCCCTACACAACAGCACCCGACCAACAGCCGGGGATATATCCCCAACTGGGGGGTGGACATGAAGATGAACGATACTGGGCAATTACCTTACTGGTGGACAGCCTCACTTGCTTTGTTCTCCGCTCTTAGCTTGCAGGAATACATTTTTATAATCGGCGCACTGATAAGTGCCTGGTTCACCATAAAGACGTATTACGCGAATCGAAGAGAGAAGGCCGCTCAGATTAAAGAGCAGCAGGACCGGACGCAGATATTAAAAGACTACTTGCAGGGTAAGCCCATTGGCAGTCACCCTGAAGCTATTCAGGTGGTTAATGAGGCCTTACAGCAAATGGAGAGTGAGTGATGACGACATTAAAGCGTGTTGCCATCGGTACCGCCTGCGCAGTGTCAGCCATTATTGCTATCGTCGTATCTAACGGAACGGTGAGAACAAGCGAGAAAGGCTTAGAGCTTATTGGTAATGCTGAATCATGCCGCCGTGACCCATACGTATGTCCGGCCGGAGTGCTGACCGATGGCATTGGCAATACTCATGGCGTTAAGCAGGGCATCCGAAAGCCTGATGAGCAGATCGCCGCAGATTGGGAGAAGAACATTCTTCAGGCTGAATCCTGCGTGAACAAATACGGCAATGGCAACAAGCTGAATCAAGGGCAGTTTGATGCGGTCACGTCGATCACCTTTAATGCCGGTTGCCCCCAGATGCAGAAATCGACGATGTATCGAATGCTGCGAGAAGGGAAGTTTACTGAAGCCTGTCATCAGTTCCCTCGCTGGACTTATGGTGGCGGGAAACAGCTCCCCGGACTGGTTGTTCGGCGCGAGAAGGAGAAGGCGCTATGTCTGGCAAATTAACCGCCGCTCTGGTTGCTGTGCTTATCGCCTCACTGTTTGGACTAACTTACTACCACTACAGAGTGCAATCACTAAACCGTGATGTGGCCGAGTTAAACAAGGTAGCCAAGCAGCAACAAGCCACTCTAGACCAGATAGAAACCCAGCGCCAAGCCGTAGCCGCTATCGATATCAAATACACCAAGGAACTAGCAGATGCTAAATCTGAAAACGAGCGCCTTCGTGCTGATATCACTAATGGCACTAAGCGGTTGCAGCTCAACGCCACATGCACAAAGCCAGTGTCCAAAACCACCGGACCCGCCAGCATCCCTGATGATGCCAGCGCCAGACTTACTAACGCCGCTGAACGGGATTATATCAGTCTCAGAGAGCGAATCGGAATTGCAACCAGCCAAATAAACGGCTTACAGGCGTATATCAATAACGTGTGCCTGAAGTAACCCAACAGGATAAATCATGACTCAGAAAACAGCAGAACAAGTAAAGAGCGACGCATTAGCCACTATGCAGGAATATTTCCCTAACGGTGGTCGTGATTGGGATAACGTCAGCGCGCTATTTGATGCTATTCGGGATGGAAAGGTCGCTGGATTGGCCGCAATTGCCGAGAAATAGAATTCCCCCGACAAATAACTCAACGAAAGGAAAACATTATGGCCACTCAATACTTTGATAATCCAACTCAAGGCCGTAAAGACTTGGACGAAAGCATCCCGTCGCAAGAGTAACAAGCAGAATTGTTTAACCCCACTGGAGGTTGATCATTATCTTGGCGGCTCGGAAAGACGAGAAGTAGCAGAGCAACTCTGTGAAGACGTGGCAAAGCCGCGAACGAACGCAAATAACCCACAAAGGAAAGTTAAATGTCCAAAGTTACCGATCAAAGCATTGAGCAGGAAATTCAAGAAAAAGGCTTGACCTCCCCGCGCATCACGCCTGACCACATTGAAAGTGTTATCTCCAGTGAGCATTACTTTACGGCTGCACAGGGCTATGAGAAATCTGCGGCGGATAACTTTGCTAACGACCCATACCCATTGGCTACACCAGATTCCCTTTATTTATTAACTTTCTGCGTCATTGTGTTAAAAAACGGCTTCACTGTTACTGGAGAAAGCGCCTGCGCTAGCCCTGAAAATTTTAACGAAGAAATCGGCCGTAAAATTGCCCGTCAGAACGCGGTCAATAAAATCTGGATGCTGGAAGGTTACCTGCTGAAAGATCGCATCCACGCAGACGCGCACCTGAAAGAGTTACTCCGTATTAAATCCGAGTAGCTGACATTACAGCAGGCATTTACGAGTGCCTGTGATAATGCCAACCAACGGAGACAATCAATGTCTGAACAAACCGGACTTACCTTAATACAATCCAGTCGATTAGAAATTCTCCGCTTGGTAATGAAAGACACCGCAGCGGCACAGAAAGCTATCGACTTCATTAATGACGATCCACTTAAGCAAGAATTATTCAAAGACCAATACGCACTAGCTGCTAATGAATCTGGTCTTGTATCTCGCACAGAGAAAGCAATCAAAGAGTGCCAAGAGGCGCTATCACTATTCGACTGAGGTAATCAATGGCCATTACATCCATTCAAACAGCTACAGCTGGTTCAGTTGCCAGTCTGGTGCCTGTAGTAAAAACACATATTGCTGCATCACGATTTCCCCAAGGTGGATTACGTGGCGTTCACGCAACTATCAGCAAGACTGAATACTTTCAGGTGGTAGCGGCTGGAGGTACGACCGCAACAGATTACGACATCGTTGTGAGTCAAGACCGCGCTGACTTCACTATTAAATGCAACGCGAAAATCTCCGCCGGTTTCCTTCCGCTCGGTGACATGAGTGTTATTCAAGTTTCACCGGGCCGTACATGCGAATACGCTCAGGCATTCACGAAGGCATAGGTGATTTATGGCGACTGAGAAAAGTAAAGGCGGTCGCCCATCGGCTTATCGTGAAGAGTTTGCCGAGAAGGCGAGAAAATTATGCTTGTTGGGCGCGACTGATAAAGAGCTTGCCGAGTTCTTTGAGGTGAGCGAGGCAACAATCAACAACTGGAAGCTTGTTCACTATGAGTTTTTAGAGTCCATAAAAAGAGGCAAGCAAATAGCTGATGGCGAGGTCGCTGATCGCCTATATCAACGCGCTATGGGTTTCGTCGCTCCTGACGTTGATATTCGCGTCATTGAAAACAAGATTGTAGAAACTCCTCTGAAAAAGTATTACCCGCCCGATACCGCCGCTGCAATATTCTGGCTAAAGAACAGGCAGAAGGATAAGTGGCGAGACAAGCAAGAACACGAGGTGACTGGTAAGGATGGCGGCGCTATCAAAATCGAAACCTCACCAATGGGAACGCTATTCGAGAAATGACAACGATTAACCCTATCTTTCAACCGTTCATCAAGGCGCGTCGCTACAAGGTCGCTAAGGGCGGTCGAGGTAGTGGTAAATCATGGGCCATAGCGCGGCTTCTCATTGAATCGGCAAGGCGTCAATCAGTCCGAATTCTGTGTGCGCGTGAGCTACAGAATAGTATTAGTGACTCGGTGATCCGCTTACTTGAGGACACGATAGAGCGCGAAGGGTACGCGGCAGAGTTTGAAATACAACGGTCAATGATCCGGCACCTTGGCACGAATGCTGAATTTATGTTCTACGGAATCAAGAACAACCCGACAAAGATTAAATCTCTCGAAGGGGTAGACATCTGTTGGGTTGAGGAAGCAGAGGCCGTAACTAAAGAGTCATGGGACATTTTAGTCCCCACAATCCGAAAGCCTGGTTCTGAAATATGGGTGAGCTTCAACCCGAAAAATATTCTTGATGACACATACCAGCGGTTTGTTGTTACGCCGCCTGATGACATTTGTTTGCTTACGGTTAATTACACGGACAATCCACACTTTCCTGAAGTTCTCCGCTTGGAAATGGAGGAATGTCAGCGGCGCAATCCAACTCTCTATCGTCACATCTGGCTAGGTGAGCCGGTAAGCGCAAGTGAAATGGCAATCATCAAACGTGAATGGCTGGAGGCGGCTACAGACGCGCACAGCAAGCTTGGTTGGAAAGCCAAGGGTTCTATTGTTGCCGCTCACGACCCATCAGATACGGGGCCAGATGATAAGGGCTATGCGATGAGGCATGGCTCGGTAGTTAAGCGTATTGCATCCCCGCCAACGCCACTTGATGTCAACGAGGGCGCTGATTGGGCCACAGAATTAGCCATCACTGATGGCGCTGATCACTTCCTGTTTGATGGTGATGGTCTAGGTGCTGGATTGCGCAGGCAAGTAACAGATTCATTCACTGGCAAGAAAGCTACCGTGACCATGTTCAAAGGCAGTGAATCTCCATTCGATGAGGATGCTCCTTATCAATCTGGGGCATGGTCAGATGAGGTGGTTGACGGCGACAATATCCGCACAATAGGTGATGTGTTCCGTAATAAGCGAGCGCAGTTCTATTACACGCTGGCTGACAGGCTTTATCTAACATATCGAGCGGTAGTGCATGGTGAATATGCAAATCCCGACGACATGCTTAGTTTCGATAAAGAGGCGATAGGCGATCAGGTGCTTGAAAAGCTATTCGCTGAACTAACGCAAATACAGCGCAAGTTTAATGGCAACGGTAAGTTGGAGCTTATGACGAAAGTCGATATGAAAAATAAGCTCGGAATTCCATCACCTAACCTGGCTGACTCCCTAATGATGTGTATGCATTGTCCAATCGTATTCAAAGAAAACAACGACATCCAAGTTCCCTCATCCTCTAGTTGGTAAACATGGCAAAGACTAAAAGAGACCAGCATGCGCTAGCTATGGCGAGGTTTGACCGCGCCTATACGCCACAGGAGACTGTGCGAGAAAAGTGCATTGAAGCAACCCGATTCGCCCGTGTACCTGGAGGTCAGTGGGAAGGGGCAACTACTGCGGGGACAAAGCTAAATGACCACTTCGAGAAATACCCCAAGTTTGAAATAAACAAAGTTGCCACCGAACTTAATCGAATTATCAGCGAATACAGAAATAACCGTATCACTGTTAAGTTTCGTCCAGGTGATAAAGAGGCCAGTGAAAAGTTATCTAATAAACTTAACGGGTTGTTCCGAGCTGACTATCAAGAGACTGATGGTGGGGAGGCTTGTGATAACGCATTCGATGACGGAGCTACCGGTGGCTTTGGCTGCTTCCGTCTCACTACTAAACTCGTTAATGAATATGACCCAATGGACGAGCGCCAGCGCATAGCAATTGAGCCAATCTATGACCCGGCTCGCTCAGTTTGGTTTGATCCTGACGCCAAAAAGTATGACAAGTCTGATGCTGATTGGGCTTTCTGCATGTATTCGTTATCTCCTGATAAATATAAGGAAGAATACGACAAAGACCCATCGTCAATGGATATAACAACTCTCTCAAGTTGGGAGTACGACTGGTTTTCTGCTGATGTTGTATATATCGCCAAATATTACGAGGCGAGAAAGGAATCAGTAGACATTATCAGCTATCAGCAGCCTATAACTGGTGAGATAGCCAAGTATGACAGTGATCAGATCGAAGACATTGCTGATGAGCTTTTCGAAGCTGGGTTCATTGAAGTAGCCCGCAGATCAGTTAAGCGCCGCCGCATCTACGTCAGCGTCATTGATGGTGACGGGTTCCTTGATAAGCCTCGTCGCATACCTGGTGAGCATATTCCACTTATCCCGATGTATGGGAAGCGCTGGTTCATTGACGATATTGAGAGAGTAGAGGGGCACGTTGCTAAGGCGATGGACCCGCAACGCCTATACAACATGCAAGTATCAATGCTAGCTGACTCATCAACTCAAGACCCTGGGCAAACTCCTATCGTTGATATGGAGCAGATCCGTGGGCTTGAAAGCTACTGGGCTGAACGAAATAAGAAGCGACCTGCATTCTTACCTCTTCGGGCTATCAAGGATAAGAGTGGAAATGTCATTCAGGCCGCCAACGTTGCGGGATATACCCAGCCGCCAGTGCTTAATCAGGCAATGGCAACACTACTTCAATTAACCAGTGCAGATATTCAGGAAGTCACCGGTGGTAGTCAGGCAATGCAGCAAATGCCGAGCAACATTGCTAATGACACAGTTAATAACCTAATGAACCGCTCTGATATGGCATCGTTTATCTACCTGGATAACATGGCTAAAAGCCTAAAACGTGCCGGAGAAGTATGGTTATCAATGGCTCGAGAGGTTTACGGTTCGGAGCGAGAAGTAAGGATTGTCAATGAGGACGGCACTGACGATGTGGTCATTATGTCGGAGTCCGTTAGAGATAACCAATCAGGTCAGGTCGTCGCGCTGAATGATCTAACAGTAGGTCGATATGACGTAACTGTAGATGTTGGCCCAAGCTACACGGCAAGGCGAGACGCAACAGTTGCATCACTGACCCAGTTGCTCCGTGGGATGCTGCCTACTGACCCAATGCGCCCGGCTTTGATGGGTATCATTATTGATAACGTAGATGGGGAAGGATTAGATGACTTCAAAGAGTTCAATCGCAAGCAACTCCTGACGCAAGGTGCAGTTAAACCACGCAACCAAGAAGAAGCCCAGATAGTTCAGCAGGCCCAGCAGTCACAACAGAATCAGCCAAGCCCTGAAGTAATAACAGCTATGGCGAATGATAAGTTAGCTTCTGCTGAGATGTTGAATGCTGAAAATAAAGGGAAAGAAGTACAGGTTAAGTTAATTAACGCAGAAACAGAGCGGTTAAGCGCAGAAACAGAGCGGCTGCTAGCCGGTGCAAAAATTTCCGACCTCCTTGCTTCAGTCGATAGCAAGAACTCAGAAACATCTCGTGAAGCGGTGAAGCTACTTGCCAGTCTACAGCAGCAAAGTGAGAAGAGCTCCCGAGACAATATAGAACTCGCCCTTAAAGGTAACAGTCAGCGCCATAGTCAGGTGCTGGATGCAGCAAAACTAATTAAGCAATCAACCCAACCTACACAGTCACCGGCAGACTCAAAGCCGAGCTAAGGAGCTTTAAATGGAAGGCGAACTGATCATCGATGGTCAGGCTGTTCCCCTGTCTGAAAATCAGGAAACAACCACGACTGAAACCACCATGCCAGAGGTGACGAATACTGACGCAGGTGAGAGCAATAGCCACGGCGAAGAGGGATTGGTAGCTGGGAGTGGTGAAGAAGATCAACCACAGGAGGAATACTCCTTAACTGTTGGTGAAGAAGAAATCCCGCTGCATACCGATGAAGAAGACATTGATGGTAAGCCAGCCCCTAGTTGGGTGAAGGACTTACGCAAGGGATTCAAGGAACAGCAAAAAGAAAATCGCGAACTGAAACGCCAGCTTGAGCAGCTTCAATCCAAGCCAGTAGAGCAGACATCGCAACAGCAAAGCCAAGTGATAACAAAACCTACATTGGAGTCATGCGACTACGATGAGGAGTTATTTGATAAACAATTAACTGGCTGGCATGAGAGCAATACCCGTGCTGAGCAAGCAAAACAGCAACAAGTGAAGCAACAGCAAGAATGGCAAACCCAATTTAAGCAGAGGGTAGACGCGCATCAGCAACGAGCGAAATCACTCCCGGTTAAAGACTATGCCGAGATGGAGGAGATTGTTCGTGCCGAGATGCCAGACCTGCATAAAGAGGTTCTTATCCATTCTGCTGACGAGGGTTCAGAGCTGATCGCCTATGCACTTGGCAAAAACCCTCAACTCCGCCAGCGCATTGCCGCTGAGAAAGACCCACTACGCGTTGCGTATCAGCTCGGGCAGTTGAGCGCGAAAGTGAAGTTGGCACCAAAAGCAAAACAAGCGGCAAAGCCTGAGCCAGAGATTCGTGGTGGTGCAGGTAATGCAAAAACTGATGATTTTAATAAGCGGTGCCCAGGCGCCGTGATCGAATAAGGAAGCTATAAATGGCTACTAATGATTTAAGTTCCAACGTAAGCCAAATCGTACTGAAAAAATTCCTCCCAGGGTTCATGTCCGATTTGGTTCTGTGTAAGACAGTTGATCGCCAATTGTTGTCAGGCGAGATTAATGCCGATACCGGTGATAGTGTTTCATTCAAGCGCCCACACCAATTCAAGTCATTGCGCACAGCAGGCGGTGACATTTCAGGTCAGGCAAAAAATAACCTTATTTCTGGTAAGGCGACTGGTCGCGTAGGAAACTACATCACCGTCGCTGTTGAGTGGGCGCAACTGGAAGAGGCTATCAAGCTAAACCAACTTGACCAAATTCTTGCTCCGATTCAGGAGAGAATGGTAACCGACCTTGAAACTGAATTAGCCCAGTTCATGATGAACAATGGAGCTCTGTCTCTTGGCAGCCCAAACACTCCAATCAACAAATGGTCTGATGTAGCGCAAACCGCTTCATTCATGAAAGATATCGGCATTAACACTGGCGATAACTATGCAGTGATGGACCCATGGGCGGCGCAGCGCCTTGCTGACGCACAGACTGGGTTGCATGCGTCAGATAACTTGGTTAGAACAGCGTGGGAAAATGCACAGATCCCGTCAAACTTCGGTGGTATTCGTGCGCTGATGTCCAATGGCCTTGCATCACGCACTCAGGGCGCATTTGGCGGTACGCTGACGGTTCAGACGACTCCGGTCGTAACTTACACGGCTGTCAAGGATACCTATCAGTTTACCGTAACCCTTACCGGGGCAACAGCGAGCGTGACCGGGTTCCTGAAGGCTGGCGATCAACTTAAATTCACTTCTACTTACTGGCTGAACCAGCAGAGCAAGCAAATTCTTTATAACGGTTCTACGCCGATTAGCTTTACCGCAACCGTACTGGCTGATGCTAACTCCACTGCCGGCGGGTTGGTGACCGTCACTCTGTCTGGCGTTCCGATCCTTGACGCAACTAACGCGCAGTACAACACTGTTAACCGTCAGGTTACGGCTGGCGATACTGTTACCGTCATTGGCACCGCCGCGCAGGCGATGAAACCGAACCTGTTCTACAACAAGTTCTTCTGTGGGCTCGGTACTATCCCTCTGCCGAAGTTACACAGCATCGACTCTGCTGTCGCAACTTACGAAGGTTTCTCCATCCGCGTACACAAATATGCGGATGGTGATGCCAACGTGCAGAAAATGCGTTTCGACTTACTACCTTCCTATGTGTGCTTCAACCCACATATGGGTGGTCAGTTCTTCGGTAATCCATAAATCAATGGGGCTTCGGCCCCCTTTTTTTTATTTGGAGTTAAATATGGATCGCATGAGTGTATTTTACCCAGCAGATAACGAAGTTGGTCATGTGCAAGCGGTAATTTTGGAATCAGATTACCTTGTTTATCAAAAGCTCGGCTTCGTTAGCAGCGCTGATGACGTCAAGCCAATAGTCAAGAAAACAAAGACTAAGGCGGCATCTGATGGAAGCAATAATAACTAAGGGTGATATCGTCCTATTTGCCTTGCGCAAATCGACCATTGCATCCGATGCAACATTAACAGATATAGAGCCACAATCCGTACAAGATGCGTTATCTGATCTAGAAGATATGATGCACGAATGGCTGATTGTTCCTGGTGACCTTGGTTACATCTTTGCCGCTGACGATTCACTGCCATTGCCTGATGATGATTCTGGGCTTATCCCAATTTATAAATCAGGAGTCGGATATCAACTACTACTAAGATTGCTATCTGATTACGGAATGGAACCAACCCCACGACAGGAAACAAATGCTGCTAAAGCATATGACGCCATACTAACTGCGACACTCAAAGTACCATCAATCCTGCGTCGTGGTGATATGCCAACCGGTCAAGGGAATAAATACGATTACTTCATGATGGGGCGTTACTACCCTGATGAGAGAGGTTCAGTAGATGCCGACGACACAACTCCCTCTAGCTAAAGGGCTGGGTAAAGACTTCCGCAATGCTGATTATGTTGATCTATTACCGGTGAACATGCTGGCGACGCCCAAAGAAGTATTGAATGCGGCCGGATATCTGCGCTCATTCCCCGGCATAGCGAAGTTATCTGATGTTAGCGGTGCGTCACGAGGGGTTCAGTTCAATACCTCTCAAAACTCTGTGTATCGCGTGCAGGGTAGCACTCTTTATCGTGATTCTAAGAATGCTGGTTCTGTTCCTGGATTTGACCGGGTTAGCATGGCATTCAGTGCAACAAGTCAGGCCATTGCATTTGGCGGGGTGATGACTCTGTACCGGTATGATGGAGTGATTAAGACTTTATCAAACTGGCCAGATGTTGGATTTACACAATATGACATTGGTTATGTCCGTGATATTTGTCGGTTACGTGGGCGTTATATTTGGGTAAAGGACGGTACCGGAACTTTCGGTGTTACTGATTTGGAAGACGAATCACATCCTGACCGGTTTCGTCCTTTCTATGCTGCCGAGTCACAACCTGACGGAATTCAGGGATGTGCTGTGTGGCGTGATTTCGTCGTGATGTTTGGCACCTCAACGATTGAGTATTTCTCTCTTACTGGTGCCGCCGATACATCTGCTGCTATCTATGTAGCGCAGCCGTCTTTGATGGTTCAAAAAGGTATTGCTGGCACATATTGCAAAGCTATATTTGGTGACTCTTTCGCATTCTTAAGCCATCAGTCAACTGGTGCGCCATCTGTCTACATAGTTAATTCTGGGCAGGCCGCCCCAATAGCATCTGCATCGATAGAAAAAATACTCCGTGAATACACCGCGGCGGAATTATCCACAGGTGTCATGGAGGCCTTGCGTTTTGATGCTCATGATTTACTGGTTATTCACTTACCGCGTCATGTGCTTTGCTATGACGCCTCGGCCAGCCAGAGCGGGCCACAGTGGAGTATCTTAAAAACAGGTCTTGCCGATAAAGTTTATCGCGGTATTGATTTCATATTTGAAGGTAATCAGATAACTGTTGGCGATAAAATTGAATCGGTGACCGGAGCTCTTAAGTTTGATATTTCCAGCCAGTATGGGAATCAGTCTGAACACCTTCTTTACACCCCAATGTTTAAAGCAGACAACGCCAGGGTATTTGATTTCGAATTAGAAGCGGCCACTGGTGTTTCTCAGTTCGCAGAGCGGCTATTTATTTCTGCTACGGTTGATGGCTCTAACTATGGTCGTGAGCAGATGATTTCTGCTAATGCGCCATTCAAGTATGACAAACGTGTCCTTTGGCGTCGCGTGGGGCGTATTCGTAAGAATATCGGATTTAAGGTTAGGGTAGTCACCAACTCTCCAGTGACGCTATCTGACTGTAGTGTAAGGATAGAATAATGGCTGACTCAGACTTGAATGTCCCAGTAACAATCTCATCAACTCGTATTGATGCAACAATTCTTCCTCCAGGTTTTTCACAAGCATACCGACTGGCTGTCATTCAAGGCGGTACTGACCTGGGTAATGTTGCAGGTAAGGCAAACGAGGCTGGGCAGGGGGCTTATGACGCCCAACAGAAAAACAATGAGCAAGACACGGTACTTGCCAACCATGAAACGAGGATCACCGCCAACGCGCTAGCTATTTTCGGACTGACGGTAAGGGTGATTGATGCTGAGGCGGCAATAACATCAATCCAAGTGAATGTGACGACGTTAACTACGCGCGTAACGACTGTAGAGGGAACGGTAACCACTCTGGATACAAGAGTCACTGCGATCGAGGGTGATTACCTATCTAAGGCAGTGCTAGTTAATCAGGTAATTCAGTCCGGTGGTGGTTCGCTAATTGTTGGCACGATAGCCACTCCAACGACTGATAAAATACAATCTTCCGATTCAGTGAATACCTTGGTTTCCTACAAAGTGGCGGGGCTTAAAGTTATTGGCCCACGTGAAACTGGATGGACAGCATCCACCGGCACCGCTCTTAAATCTGCATTCAACGCCAACCTTGCATTCCCCACTGGCACTACATACTCACAAGCTGAAATGACAGCGCTGGCCAATGGATTAATTGCGGCTAGGCAGCGCATTAAAGCTCTCGAAGATATGTGCCGAACTCACGGTTTAAATAACTAATTTAGAGATCACCTCATGGAATTACGAACAATCCCCGACTTGGGTCGGCTTCGTGCATTCCTAAATAACCCAGATATCACAGGAAACATTGTCGATCACGGCAGTGAATACCTCATTAAGCCAGATGCTTTGTATCTCGGAATATATGAGGGGCTACTTCTGGTTGGAGTGCATGAGGTTAGAACCTTCTGGCATAGCGTCGTTGAGTGCCACGCAATATATGACCCCGGATTTCGGGGGAAATACGCACTTGATGGCCACAAGTTATTTTGCCGCTGGCTACTTGAAAACTCCCCCTTCACAAACTCAGTAACGATGGTTCCCGACTCAACGAAATATGGACGATCGCTTATCAGACTGCTCGGGGCTGAGCGTATCGGTCATCTGGACGATGCATACATTAGTAACGGCAGGCCGGTTGGCGTGACGCTATATCAGCTTAAGCGAGCCCAATATGAGGATTTTCTTCAATGTTAATTTTCCAACTAATGAACAAGGTTCGTGACCGCGCTGTTTACTGCAAAGGTGGTGGTGGAGACAACGGCGCAGGCGCACAGGCTGACGCAATAAACAAACAGACTGATTTGCAACGTCAGCAATGGCAAACAGTGATGAACAACCTTGCACCATTCACGCCGCTAGCCAGCCAATATATTAATCAGCTTCAGGGGCTATCGACGCTCGAAGGTCAAAACTCTGCACTGCAAGGATACTATGGGTCAGATCAATACAAGGGGTTGGCAGATCAGGCGCGTTATCAGCAATTGGCCGGTGCAGAAGCGACTGGTGGCCTTGGGTCCACTGCAACAAGTAATGGTCTAGCGACTATTGCGCCGCAGCTCGGTCAGAGCTGGCTTGGTGGTCAGATGCAGAATTACGGCAACCTGGCAAATATCGGCCTTGGCGCTTTGCAGGGGCAGGCGAATGCCGGTCAGTCATATGCAAATAACATGGGTTCCATTTATCAGCAACAGGCATCGCTATCAGCGGCCAATGCTAATCGACCATCCGGATTGCAGTCAGGCTTGAGTGGAGCGTTTAGCGGGGCTGCTGCTGGGGCTGGATTGGGTAGCATAGTTCCTGGTATTGGTACTGGCATCGGCGCTGCTATCGGTGGCGGGTTGGGCCTTCTCGGAGGTTTATTCTAATGGCTACATGGCAAGAAGGTAATGGTGGCGGGTTTCTTTCGGGCATTGGAACCAATAATACCAACGCGCCGCAGGTTAGTGATGTTAACGCTACTCTTGGCATGATCCGCGAGAATAACGACATTCAACGCTCAGGCGCAAACAATATCGGGCTACAAGCTCTGCAAGGACTAGGTTCTGTAGCTCAATCTTATCAACAAGAGAAACAGGCAGAACGCCAGAAAGAATTTCAATCCGCATATTCCAGTGCTTATGCTTCCGGCGATAGAAACGCAATGCGCCAGCTTGCCATGCAATACCCTGACCAATTTGAAGCGGTTAGAAATGGCATGGGATTCATTGACGAAGACCAGCGCAACACGATAGGCAATCTTGCATCAACAGCTCGATTAGCTGCACAAAGCCCCGAAGCTATGGGTGAGTGGTTGAAGTCTAGCGCCGGTGATTTAGCTCGTGTGGGAATTAATCCCGGTGATGTTGCTACTATGTACCAGCAAAACCCACAGGGGTTCGGTGAGTTCGCTGATCACCTTGGTATGTCAGCTCTCGGTCCTGAAAAGTATTTCGATCTTCAGGATAAGGCTGTAGGGAGAGAGATTGACCGTGGCAAGTTAGCCGAGACCGTGCGCAGCAATCAGGCAGGGGAGAGTTTGCAAGGCCAACAGATTGCAGTTAGCCGTGAAAACTCTATTCGTTCAGCATCAGGGCAGAATTCTCAGCCTGCTTCAGTGAAGGAATATCAATATTTCCAAAGCCTGAGTCCTGAACAGCAGAAAACATACATGAGAGTAAGGGGGCGGCCGGATGCTGGCGGTGGTAACAACACGGTTCAGCTAGCTGATGGGCGAACTGTAGAAGTGACTGGTAAATTACATGGATCAGGGTCTACTGCTTTCTACGACGGCATAGATGATTCGGGGAATATGGTTAGAGTTCCAGCCAGTGCGATAGCAGCACCTCCTACATCAGCGGCAACTGCTCAGAACTTCGCAATGTCTAAAGACTTGGATTCTATAGCAAATGCCAGCCCTGAATCACTTGAATTTATGACGGGGGTAACTGGGGGGAGTGGGTCTCCTGCCTTTGGTGCTGATGTAAGAAGCCGGTTAAGTGGCAAGGATCAGCGGCAGATATATAATGCCGCGCAGAGAATTCAGGGGAAAATGCAGAATCAGGGCATTGCAGCAGCAAGGGACATGGGGGCAAGCGGTATTAACACCGTTGCAGAAGCGAAGATGTATTTTCAGGGCATGCCTCAGTTTGATTTTTCCAGCCCAGAGGCTGCCCAGCAATCAATCAGATTGATCCGCGAATACACTGACAACTACAACCAACAGTATCAGGTTGATGTTGGTAATGGCGGCAAGAAAACATCACGACAGCAACAAACACCCCAGCAACCAGCAGCGGGGGGCGGGTTCTCTAACTTGTGGGGTGGTTAATGGCTATCGCATGGAAAGATGTAATATCAAAACCTGAGTACCAGCAATTACCTCCAGACCAGCAAGCAGCAGCGCAAGAGCAGTATTTTAATGAGGTTGTCGCCCCTCAAGCCGGTGATCAAGCCGAAGCCGCGCGACAGGAGTTCTTTACTGTATATCCGTTGCCAATCGCACAAGAGCAAGCACCACAGCAACAGCAAACACAACAACAGCCGGAACAGCAAGGATTTGCCGATCAAGCACTTCTTGGCGCAAAAGAGGCAGGTAGAAGTATTGCTCAGGCCGGGGTGAACGTAGCCAACATTATTCCTGAAGTTGGTGATGCTGTTCAGAGTGCGGCAACATGGATTGGTAGTAAGGTTGGGCTGGGCGACGGAACCTATACCCCAGCGATGCGCATGTCCCTTCCTGAGTCTCTACAACCACAAACTGAAGCGGGAAAGATTGCAGCCCAAGCGTTGCCATACGTCATTAACCCAGTATCTGGTGCAGCTAAAACAGCGTCCGGAGTAGGGGCTAAAGCGGCCAGCTTGCTTGCAGAGAATGCAGTTGGTGTTCTGGCTGATAATAGCAGTAAGAATGATGCTGGGGCACTGGCGTCAGATCTTGGCGTATCGACTGCGCTTAGTGGGGCTACTCGTGGGTTAACCAATGCAATTGGCGCAGGCTATCGTGCCGTAAAAGGACAGATTGCACCAGAGGCTAGGGCCGCAATTGATTTCGCAGAGCAACAGGGAGTACCACTTCACACAACTGATCTACTTCAACCACAAAGCAAAGTTGGACGAATGGCTCAGGGGGCAGCAGAGAACATCCCATTAGTAGGAACTAGCGGAATGAGATCTACCCAGCAAGAGGCAAGAAGCCAGCTTGTTCAGGATTTTGCTAATAAGTTTGGCGACTATGATCCATCAGCGGTAGTCACTAGCCTTAAGCAGAAAACAGGGACGATAAAGGCAGCAGCTGGAAATCGGATCAATGATGTTACTGAGAGGATGAGTGGCGCGGGAATTCAACCATCTAGAACTGTTCAAGCTATTGATAAAGAGGTATCAAGGCTTAACTCTCTGGGTGAAGTAAAGGATTCTGCAACCATAGAACAGCTGCAAAAGTACAAGAATGAGTTGCTTCGCGGCACGCCATCTGGTGGAACGGGCTTTGATCAACTAAGGAATCTACGAACGCAGTTCCGGCAAGATGTTAAGGGTGAGCGCACTACAATGCCAACTCGCTCTGAAGCGGCAGTTAACCGAATTTACAAAGCCATGGGGGATGATATTTATGATGGGGTATCAGCTTCTCTAACGCCGCGTGATGCTACAAGGCTAAAGCAGGCTGACCAAGTATACGCAGCCGAGGCCAACACGCTGAAAAACACAAGGCTTAAAAACGTTTTGATGAAGGGGGATTTAACGCCAGAAGTGGTAAATAACATCCTCTACAGCAACAAAAAGTCAGAAATACAAACGCTATATAACTCTGTTGGTAGCACTGGTCGGGCGCAAATGCGAAACGGGATAATTGGTAAGGCGATGGAAAAATCAGGTGGATCGCCAGATCAGTTCCTACGCCAACTCAATATGCTATCTAACCAGACAGGCATTGCATTTCGTGGCGCCGATGCTGGATATGTTCGTGGACTGAAGAACTATCTTGAGTCAACAAAACAGGCAGGGAAAGCATCAGTCGTTACTCCAACAGGGCAGCAAGTATTGCCGTGGGTAGTGGCTGGGGCCGCAGCATCTAATCCCGGCGCAGCAGCAGCAACGGTAAGCTATGGACTGCTTGGTCGTATGTATGAGAGCAAGCCAATTAGGAACGCAATGCTAAAGCTGGCTAACACGCCCAAAAATAGCACTGCATTTGAAAGGCAATTAGAAATAGTCAATCGAGCATTAACGGCAACAGCTCAAGGCGCAAAATATAAATAACTTTAGAGAATTATAAAAACGTAAATGCTAATTGATTTTATCATTTAGGCGATCTGTTATTTTCTCTAACTCACTAACTCTATTTGATAAAATACCAACCTGCCTAATCAAATAGACGATTGCAGCCAAGGCCACAAAAGAAGCTATCTCCAACACATCAACCTCCTATCTATTATTTTAAATTTCCAACCCGCTTTGGCGGGTTTTTTATTGCCCAAAATCCGAACCACGCAGAATAACCACTGCGGGGATTGCACACGCCTGGAGAACATTAATGGCTGACATCATACCAAACATTCCCGTTTCAATGCCGTCACGACTATTCACAATGCCACGTAAATTCGGGGCCATCTTTGGCGGCCGTATCTACATCGGTGAGATTGATACCGACCCAACTATACCATCAAATCAGATTCAGGTTTTCTTGGAGAATGAAGATGGCAGCCATGTTCCTGTTGCTCAACCTTTACTGATCAACGCCGGTGGCTATCCCGTATATAACGGGCAAGTGGCTAAGTTTGTAACTGAGCAGGGCTACAGCATGGCTGTATATGATGCGCTTAATGTGCAGCAGTTCTACTTCCCTAATCTTTCACCACCTACAGCAGGCGATCGCTTTGGCTCAGTGGCAGACGTGCAGGCAGCGAATATCCCATCAAGCACCAAATATATTAATGTCGATGGTTACTACAGCGCTGGCGACGGTGGGGCAGCTAACTATAAGCAAGTTGCGTCAGAACCAACGCACGCAGGGAAGATTCAGTCAGCAGATGGTAACTGGTGGGAGATCACTGAAACATCAATCAGCCCTGAGCAACTTGGCGCTAAAGGTGACGGAGTAACAGAGGATGGGCTTGCATACAAAAACACCATTGCTGTTGGGCGTGGAGTATCGTTTACAGCCGGAAGAACTTATCTAATTAATGGCGTCACCGGCATCCCAGTGAAAGGGCAAATCATCAAGGGTAACGGCGGCATCCTAAAGAAGACAGACCTAACAACTGATATCCCATCAATAGGGGTACAAGATGCACCTAAGTTTATTAAAATTGATACCACGGACGATGTTACTATTGATGGGGTTATATTTAATTACACTGGAACTAGCAGCCCAAGACTCTATGGTATTACGGTTGAAAATTCACTGAGAACTGACATAAAGAATTGCAAGTTTATAGGAAACGAAACCCCAACTTTCTTCTGGAAAAACTCTAAGCTTTCAAAATTTACATACAATGAAACATCAGGTGGAATATTTGGCATAGCAACGGGTGGTGATGGCGCTGGGAATACGAACGGCCCTGTTACTGATACAGTGATTGCCTTCAATATTTTCTCTGGCGCTGTCAGTGAAGCTATAGATATTAATTGGGATACAGAGCGTTGCCTTATTATTGGAAACACTTGCTACAACAACTCACTCGGAGTTGATGAAGAGATTGTTGACATTGGCGGTGGCGTTTGCCGTGATATTTGGGTATTAAACAATAGCTTTGATGGGGGTGGTAGGACATACGATGTTGTTTATCTTAAAGGAGATACGCAACGAGTCCTCGTTCAAGGTAATAAAGTATTCAATGGAAAATTATCTAATCCGGGCTCTTGTGTAAGGGTTACATCTCAATACGGCCAAATTAAAAATGTTAAAATAATTGATAATGAATTATCCGGGTCAACATTTGGCGTAAGCATCCAGCAAGGCACTGCTGATGTTATTGTTAGTAGGAATTCAATTAGTAGTGTTGGGCAGATTGGTATTCGATCAACGACTGGAACTGGAAATTCCAGAATTACAATAACTGAAAATATAATCGATGGCAATAATACTGCGTCCGGTCAGGGTATTATTATTGATAGATCTAGTTCAGTTATTATTTCAAAAAATCAGGTTCTAAACTTCCTTGACCATGGTATTTATATTGACTCAACAGCGGAAGGAAGTTCAGTATCAGGGAATAAAGTTACAAATTGCATCTCTGGTATTAGAGCTCTGGCTAACGTTACCACAATTAGCGAGAATGATTGTTATTTGAATAAAACGGCAGGAATTTCTGTAACTGGATCTAATTCATCAATTATTAATAATACTTGTCGTGATAATGCAGTGACAACAACAAGTTTTGGTTTGATATTCAACGGCGGGAATTTCTCTACCATTATAGGAAATCGGGTTTATGACACTCGAACAACAAGATTACAAAATGGTTTTACCGCGGTAGTCCCTGCTGACAGAATTATTATCACTGATAACTTATTCTATAATAATCTCACTACCAACATATCAGGTACCGGTTCTTTAACTAACTCTGTAGTTGCAAATAACATAACCTCCTAG